TCTTTCTTACATCTTTTTACAGTCAAAGACTGATTTTTCTAATTGTACTGGTACACCGCCTTTTGCGATACATACCTCTTTCCAGTTTGGTTCGTTAAACTTTTGAATTACTGCATAGAACCCAAATGCTGTACATATTAATAATAATGAAGTCATTACCACAAACATATAGAAGCCTAACTTCTGTACCACTTGTGCTGATATCTCAACGTGCTGTTCGCCTACCATTTAAACAACAGCAAACATTAATAGTAGCGCTACTAAGAATGCAAAGATTCCTAATGCTTCTGCAAATGCAACACCGACAAACATAGTGCCTGTGTCTGCTTTCTTAGGCATTACTTTAAGTACCGCTCCTACAATAATTCCAACACCGATAGCCGCGCCACCCATGCCAAATGTTGCTAGTCCTGCGCCAATCATTGCGCCCATTGTTGCTATATCACCATACATTATTTACTCTCCAACATTAATCTTTTTGCTTCTTCGTGGTAGCCCATACGAGCTAATTCTGATGCCGCTCTTGCACGACCTGCTGACTCACCAATACCCCAAAGGAACATTCCTGTTATTACTAATACTCTGCTTAACAATTTAAATATGTTAAAGTTTACTGGTGTGTTACCTGCTAATTCCATTATACAGAACCTCTTAAATTTGGGTTCGAAGGAATATTATGTGGGTATGTGTCACGAAGACTGTTTTCGTGCCATTTGTCTTCTGAGATAGAGCGAATATCACCACGACTGATACCAATGTCGCTTAGTTCTCTATCTGTTAGTTTGTGTAGGGATTTGTAAGTATCTCTTGCTACTTTACGTTTAGCCATTGCTTCTCCAATTCTGTCGAAGAATGTTACTACTTTGTATGCCGCAATTGACAGTCCGTTTGATTGGGAATTTGGGGTGAATAATGTGTGTGCCATTGATAATCAATCCTTTTAAATAAGTGTTTCTTTTGTTCTTACAAATATATTTAGCACCTATTTTTGAAAATACTACCCCATGAGATACGCTAAGATTGCATAGTCGGATTGCGTTCTAGGAAACCGTGACAGTTTGTCATTTTATAAATAAAACAAAAGAGAGGTTAACAATGTCTAGTATCCATTATCTAAAACGATCTCATAACGAAGCAATAATCAAAGTATACGTAACAGACTCATCTGGTGATACAGTAGATATTGCTATAGCTGATCTTATCGCTGCTGGCGAAACGTTTGACGCAGGTACAGCTTCTGTTACGATTAAAGAAATCCATTGGGGTTGTAAAGTCAATAAACACGTAGACGTTTCTAGGTGGGATGGAGTAGCACCACACGGACATTACTATTTCGTAAACGCAGGTTCATTGGAATTCACAGGTTTCGTAGATAACGTATATGCAAATAGAGACATACGAATTGTTGGTGACGGACCTTTCCATTGCATAATGAAATTGACTAAAGAGACTGGTTACACGTCTTAACCCAACCGTCTTTCTAAAGCTCTCTTAACTTGCAACATAAGAGTTTCTTCAGTTTTGTTAACCCCAGACCATTGTGATTTGGGATTAATATATTTCTTAATTTTCTGTTGATGGTTCATATAACGATTCATTGCTTTCAGCAATGCGGAGAGCAACATACGATCTCTCGTAAGCACTATCTTTTTCACAATTGTTTTCATAATAAGTTACACGTTAATTGATTTAAATTCACCACAGAAGAATATTGGGATAGGACTTGCCCCAAAGCCAGAACCAAGATTTAGTTTTCTTGCCATTTGATTGGCTTTAACTTTAGTTAGATAAAGTGGAATAGTGACATCCCACTCAGTTTCGTGAATGTGATACTTATTACCGACTTGCTTTACAACGTAGCTCATGTGATACCCCCTGCGCCAAATAGGCTTTTCTTTCCATTCTTAGGATTACTAAATGTTGTCTTGTCGAATATTGGATCATCAACCCCAGCGCGTGTAACTGCCTTTACTGGTGTATTATTTGCTGTAGACTGCCCTTGTTGAATACCAGACTGTGCTGAGTCTTCCAGATCAAAGATTGACATCTTAGCCCTATCAATACCAACAACAAACCTTCTATACCAACTAATATCACCCCAACGATTTTTCAATTGCTTGATCATAATCTGTCCAAGGCTATCAAGTTCTTCATCCGTAATCAAACCAAGAATACAGTCAGCAGTGTGAGTAATACCCATAGACTCAGAGGTATTAGTAAGATCAACATCAGAGTTGCCATACCCATCACGATTAAACTGTGAGGATGTGATTACAGCACAATCAAATTCCATAGCCAAACCACGAATTTCTTCAGCGATAGACTTGACTAGCGTATAGGAGTTTGCCGCCGCCGCACCTTTAATGCGTGATGAAGCACAGATGTTCAAGTAATCGATCATAATGATGTCAGGCTTAAAGTTACGCTTCATCTTTAATTCATTGAGTAGATGACGGAAGTGACCCGCATGTGCTGATCCAGTAGGATATTCTTTGACAATAAGTTTCCCTGTTGTCTTAGATGTAATTCGTTCCATACGTTTAGCGTATGTATCTTTGTCCATGTCTTTAATCTCATCAACACGGATACCCATCATATTAGCATCAATACGCTCTGAGATGCGTTCTTCAGCCATCTCCATAGTGATGTAAACAACGTTCTTGCCCATCATCAATGCAGAAGCCGCCGCATGACATTTGACCAACGATTTACCACCACCAGTTGTTGCCAACAATACAGTCATAGACTTGCGTGGTAAACCACCCTTAGTGATCTTATTCAAGATATCAATATCGAATGGAATACGCTCTTCTTTCTTGTGGTAGAATTCATAACGACTTTCGTAGTCCTCAAGATAGTCGTGACCAATAGAGGTATCAAAGCTGATGCCAAGGCTATCAGTCAACATCTGGGGCAACGCACCTTTGTCGATTTCTTTCTCTTCACCATCAATAACTAGAATGGCTTTTCGAATAGTATTAAAGAGGTCTTTGTCTTGACAGAACTTTTCTGTTTCAGAAACGAGCCAATCAGTATTAGTGTCTTCGTCACGCTTTAGATTATCAACTGTAGACATTACTTGCTTGTAACTATCTTCATTCATATCCTTGCGCTTATCAATACAAATCTTAAGCGCTTCGACAGACGGTGCATAGTTGTATTCATCCACGTAGTCACTATACGCAGTAAAGATTTTCTTCACGCCTTGATCATCAAAATATTCAGATTTTATATAGGGATATACACGGCGATAGTATTCATCATTGAACACTAGATTGGATAATACTGTTAATTCTATCATTTCAAATTCCATACGTCTGAGTTGCATGATGGCGACCAATGAAATTAGCCGCCATCTTAAGGTATATAATATTACACTAAACGTGTAATGTCAAGGAAATTATTCTTCGCTATCGTCGATTAGTTCATCGATAACTTCTGGGCTTACTTCGTCATCACGCATGATAGCACCTGATGCACCGATAGTAAACGAATCCTTGATGTACTTGCCGAAGTTTGTTTCTTCGAACATGTTAAGCCAGAAATCTTTGTTGTCAACGATTTCCTTTGCCCTCATCAGTTTTTCAGAAAGGATTACACCAGTCTCTGGATCAAGTGCTTCGTACCAACCAACTTTAGGTTTGCGTAGATAGCCACCTTTTTCAGCAACTTCCATAAGACCAGACCACTTCATAATACCACTGTCCCACGATACTGAGATTGGAATCTTAGACTTCTCTTTAACATATCGAGACTTCTCAATGTTAATGATGAAATGGTAGCCTTGGATTTCAGTACCCACCTTGTCTTGTTGACGTCCAACAATCCAAACAGTATCCGCACTATACATAATGCCTGTACCACCAGACACAACAGCCTTAGAATACATCTCTTGTGTTTGATACGTGTGATTAACCGCAATCAATGGAATGTCTTTAAGGTTAAGGTGTGGTGTTACCATACGGAATAGAGACTTGATAGATTTAGCTCTTGACATATCAGCAACTGATTTGCCATCAAGTGAATCCTGTACCTCTTTCTTGGAAGCTAGGTTACCAATAGAGTCGACAACCATAACAATTTTACCATAATGCTTAGGCTCAATTTTATCAAGCTGTTGCATCATCTCAAACTTCAATTGCTCAACGTCTGTGATTGGAATGTGGGCTACACGTTCCATGTCGATACCAAAGCTTTCGAAGTATGCTTGTGGTGTTCCAAACTCTGCATCAAAGAACATCAGAATTGCATCTGGGTTCCGTTTCATGAAAGCACCTGCCATAAGTAGGGCAAATGCTGACTTAAAGTGTTTGGAAGGTCCTGCTAAGACTAGCAGTCCTGGTGTCAAACCGCCATCAATACGTCCAGACAAAGCAACGTTGACCATAGGAACCTGTGTAGGAGCCATGTCTTTCTTGCCATATACCTTGGACTTCATAATAGGGGCAGTCATTTTAATCGTACTGTTACTGACGATTGAGTTCAATAAATCATTCATAATTTAACTACCTTCTACTATAGATTTAAGTTTGCTCTTATAAGCCTCAATCTTTGCTACGCGATCAGGCCAATAAATTGTTGATTTCTCAGAGTTCTTACATAAGTTGTCCAAGAACGGTGTTACCGATTTAAATAATAGTTCTAAACGATATTCAAGATCGTCAGCCGCGAGTTTAGCGTCAGTTAGTTGGTCTTCTAACGTCTGCTTCTCACTGCTAACTCTCTCAATAGCAACCTTGGCTTCAGCTTCTTTCTCTTGAAGCTCTTCATCAATGAAGCTGAAACCAAAGTCAAAATCTAAAACCTCTTCATAGGTTTTATTAGCCATTCGCAAGTTCCTTAAAGATTGACAGATCATCATCATCGTCATCACTCATGGACATTGAAGGAGCAGTTGATTGCGCCTCTGGCATTGTGGTTAGTGTAGGTTCTGGTGAATTACCACCAAAGCTAGACATATCCAAATCATCAACCTCTGCCGCTGTGTTGGGTGTTGATGGTGATTGATCCAACGCAAGTACGCGGTAGAACTTTGTTTTCAACTCATCATATGACTTGAAGTTCTTTGGATCAACCAATTCCTTCAAGGAATGTGCTTCGTTAAAGATGCGTTCCAATTCAGAATCATCATCCGAAATAGCAGATGGTGTGTCGAACGTTGACTTATCGTAGTTGGGGTAACCAGCAACCTTCTGAATTTTCAGACGGAAGTTAGCACCTTCCCACATGTTGAACGGATCAGCCGCAGTTTCATCGTCAAACTGTGGGTTCATAAGCTCTTGAAGTTTACCAAAGATTTTTGCACCATACTGATACATAAAGACCTTGCCTTCATTTTGTGGGTTTGATGGGTCAGAAATCACCAAGATGTTAGAAACATACTTCAAGCGACGTTTCATTTTACGTGCTTCTGCCTTATCGTCTTCGACACCAGAGTTCCACAACTTACTGTTGTATTCTGATACTGGATCATCACGATCTAATGTAGTCAAAGAGTTTTCGATATACCACAGACCTGTTGGTCCTTGGAAACCGTGATCCCACATGCGAACAAATGGAACATCTTCACCTGATGGTGCTGGTAGGAAACGAATTACTGCGAAACCGTTACCCGCTTTGTCGCGTGTAGGTTTCCACATTTTACCTTCGTTGGGGTCTGAGTAACTCTTGCTTTGAATTTTCTCAAGCTGTGAGTTTAGTTTGTTCAATGAGTTTGAACGATTCTTTTTGAGTGTATTAAAGTCCATGACTTGTATCTCCTAATTTTGCTTTTTATAGCGTTGTGTATGTTATATTGCGATGTGTAGTGAACTAAGTCCACTGCTTATTTATATCAGAAAAAGTGTTCTCGAATGACTTTCTTGAACTTTTTTTCATCAATATTCAAGAAAGGTCTGTATTTTCTTGATTGTTTAATTATATCATAAGCAACGATTTTGTCAAGTAAATTCGTCTCCCAATACGCAAAAATATTTGCTACGTGAGTGAGAATTGTAAATGTCTCCAACGTTATTTGCTTCTGTAATAATAATGATATGATAATAGGATGCTGACCTTTAACTGAAACGAAGTTGGATTGCCAATCATCATTTAGTTGGTTCAGATCATCCTTTACCACTCTCGTCAAAGATTCTTTCTTACGCCGCCATTCTAAATAGCGTTGCTTGCCTTCATCTGAAACAATATCTCTTACCCACGCCTTCTTGTTGTGGATAAGATTTGCCAATATGAGTTCTTGTACATTATCTTCTTGCGACAACCTATAGAATGAATATACGTCATTCCTTGTTCTGAAGCTTTCTACCTTAACATTCGTTTTCCCTCTGTACCTATGGAAATCAAATTTGTCAACGTTGAAGTGTCTATGCATTGCTTGGTACATACGATATGTCTCAAACGATTCTTTAGTCACATAACTCCGTGATGTCTCTTTCATCTTTAACCACCATTTTCATTTTCACTGCCTCAGTTCTTACCTTTTCTTTTAGGATTGAGGACTTCTTAACTATGTCAGCGACTGCTTCTATTTCTAAGTCGTTCTGACGTGCATATTCAATTAGAGCATCAATATAATTGACGCCATTAGATAACATATTTGATATCTCGTGATGAACCTTCTCAGGTGTTCTTGGGTTGATCGTAGGCTGTTGTTTATCCATTCAGTGTCTTGACACCCGACGTCCAATTAGATGCCGCACTCTCTGCCCAATGAATCGACTTACCTTCGTAGATTTCTTCTTGGATGAACTCTTCATTAATAAAACAACGAATGCCCGATCCGTTTTCAGTTTTGAAATATTCGGCTCTGAGCGTTTGCCCTGCCTTTTCTACAATAATATTATCACCTGCCATGTTACTTTCCTTAATGTTAGAGGTTGCCTTTACCTGTCCACAGCCTTCGCAGTAGTGTACAGTTATCTTAAATGCATGATTATTAAACGTTATGTAATCTATACCTTTACATATAGACATATTACCACAACACCCACTAATTGTCAAGTTATTTTTCCTCGAAGAGTACGTTGTTTACGTAAGATTCCTTGTCTTCTTCACTGATGCCCATAGCCAAAATTGACCTGTGCAAATGAGGATTTAGCTTTTGGTTTGAGCAGTATTTATTCAGTATAGGAAGTGTATCACGGTTTGATACAACTGCCTGTTCTTCCAAGTTCTTCAAGTAATATGTCACTAGTTGAGATGTGACTGAGATGAACTGATCCAACTCATGCCCCTCTCGTATGTTGCCAACAGCAATCATATCATCTGAGAATATTTCTTTAGCCCAATCTGGTAACTCACGTGGTTTAATCCATTCTAATCCTAAGATGGCTTGTTTCATATATTCGTTGTATGGATGCCCATACCCATGTAATGGTGAGAAGTCCATAAACGATCCAGTGATCTTTTTGGGTCCTGCTACGATATCAAAGCCCAAGATTGGAAGTTCAATGCCCTCTTTAGGAAAAATGTTGATGTGCATCAACCACAAAGACTTAGCATCTTTTGGTTGAATTGTTTTTAGATGGCACTTACCGATCTTATCTGAATGCCAAAACGTGTCTGTCCAACCTTCGAACTTCATGTTTTCAGTGTACTTAGGGTTGTCGTATCTCACAAAAGATTTGTCGAAACGCTTAGTCAAATCATCAGCGTAATTATCCAAACGCCCCCATAACGAAAAACTCATTCCATCATCTCCCTATACCCATTTGTGAACTTGGGGTAATATGTAGACCCTTTGATCTTGTTGTATTCATTTGTATCTACTACATGTGTTTTGATAACAACTTTGTCCTCAGACATTGGGTGCAAATACATTAATGCGTCACCACGTTCAAAATCACATTGCAAATCTTTAGTTATGAACATGTTGATATGTGTACTGTGTTGGTGCTTATAATTAACAACACCCGGTGGTATCAATATAGTAGAATTGGTTGCGTTGAATGACCAGAACGCCTGTGACTGATAAAAGTTTACGCCTGACTTTTCCTTGAGATACCACGGCGACAAAATCTTAACATGCACTTTTGGTGCGAATGCTCCAATAGGTGATGTTTCGGGGTCATTGTGATATTGCGCCCCATAATCAAATTCAGAATGAGGGAACTGTTTGACGATGCCATTATCTGTAGCCTTGACAATGAAGTCAGACCATGCTGGGATAGTGAAGCTGTGCTTTAGATTGTCGATCATTCCAGGACACTTCTTGAATGTACTAGAGACAACCACCATCCCATCTTGGGCATACGCCTTGGTAGGCTTCATAGACTTAAACCAATCAGGAACATATTTTGTGCTAGAAGCAATTGGCGTCTTGGCAACATTTTCCTGATCAGTAAAAGCGTCTACTGTTATTGTATTTTTTTTAAATTTAAATAACATTATTTCTTTTTACGTTCCCTACGTAGTCTATTATACTCATTAGTCGTTCGAGTTTCTATAATACCTTTAGCTTCTTTTCGACGCTTCCTTGCCGCAACATCTTTGGCAAGTCGTTCAGCCTTCGGCTTTGGTTTAAGGTTAATTTCTTCTAATGCTTGATCTTGCATCTTGGACACTCCTTATGTGGTTTATAATAGATTTATTGTATAACAAAAACTCCGATTTGTCAACTATTTTGATAGCTCATCAAATAATTCTGAAGCGTAGTCAAAGCAACGCTTGGCTTCTTCTTCCATACCATCGTGGAGAAGCTTCCTAAATTCTTCGATAAGAACCTTAGTGTCACCTTCAAATTCGTACATGATACCCTTACCTGGGGTCTTGGCTTTGATTATCTGCCCACCATGTAATTCACCAAAGTGACGAACGTACATATGTGATAGTAGACCGTCATTATTGTCTGCGTCTGCAAGACCTTGCATATGCGTCATACATTTACCGACTGATTTGGGGTAATGGTCAATATCATCAAAGCCATATATTTCGCTAAGCTCTTCGATATCCTGTAGGATACGAGGCGCTCTATAGATTGTTGTTAGATTGGGTGGAATGATTACAAGTTCTTCGAGCATCTTGTATACGAGATACTGGCAGTTTAGAAATTTGTAATATACGAAAGGATCAATGCCACCACTGATTAATTGCTTTGCGAACTTTCGACGTTCAGCCGCTTGGTGATGCGCCCATGTGAGTTGTTTTAGTTTATTTGTCATAATATACCTCTCTTTGCACTGCTTTCTTGTATTTATACAAAGAAACAAAAAAGGGTTGCTGTATTAACTAGCAACCCCTTTAGTTTACGTTTAAGCGTAAATTTGCAGTTTTTACTGCGTAGCGTATCTTAGAAGTCGAAAGACAACGTTACAGATGGTGCAACCACTTCTGTATTCAAGTTATAGTTTACTGCGCCTTCTACTGTCAATACTTCACCCATGATGTATGATGCACCAACGTTTTGCGTTAGGTCATCTGTGTCACCGTTCAAGTAACCAGTGATCCCCATTACAGTAGCATCTGCTTCGAAGTTTGTTTTCTCACTTAGCGAACCGTATGATACTGCACCACCAAGACGTACACCTTCAAGCATACCTGCTGTGTCTGCACGACCCGCAAGAACCCACTCTTTTGAGTCTACGTTATAGTCAGCTACGGTTGCAACACTAAGAATGCTTGCGTCAAAACCATATCCTACTTGGACGTTTTCCAAATCTGTGACGTCTGTGGCGATTGCATCAAAACCAAGTGCAACAGTTGCACCCATTGCTGATACTTGCAAGCTCTCTTTAGCCATCGTTGGCTCTTCGATTGTACCGTTTACTGCGGCACTTTCTGTATCGAACCAGATGTTACCTTGGTCACCAAAAGACAACGTTGCCGCGCCTACAGTTGTAGCAATATTCCATTCATCAACAGATACTGATGTACTTGGAGTTGCTTTAAAAGAAATGCCGCCAGTCACAATACCGTCTGGTGTGTTAACGTCGAGATCAAAAGATGTAGTTGCTCCGTACTTATCAGTTGTTCCAGTTTCTGCGATTACAGTTTCGATTGAGCCAGTTACTAGTGGTGCTGCTGGTGAAATCAAAGTTTGGTCTGCATGTGCAGTTCCCGTTAGCAGTACCATCACTGCTGTTGTTGTTAATAGTCTATTCATTACATCTTTTCCTTTATAATTGTTTTAAGTACGACTTTTCTGTTGCTAGGTAAGTCGCCAACCCCCTGTGATTATGCCGCTAAGGCAAATCCAGATGGTGCGAAATTTTCATTTGCATTTAGTTTAATTGATCTATACGCGATCACCCGATGAACTCCACTCAGCTATTCCGTCCGTCGATCCTAGTTCGCCCCCATCAAAAGCACATCATCTTCAACCCTCGTGAGGTCTGTGTCTCTGCAAAAACACCTTATTGCAGTAAGGCGTAATGTGCTTGTGGTGGAGGCGTTGGGTACTGCCCCCAAGTCCGATCCGTATTTACGTCACTTCAACGTTCACATATAGTATATATCATTAAAAAGGCCAGATGTCAATCATCCAGCCTAATTAGTTATTTTTGTGTGACATATTTGTCAGATTTTCATAGTGTCCTTAACGACATAGAATTTGGCATGTGGTTTCTTCATCGACAACTTAAGCGCTAAATCTTCAAGTGCTTGCTTATTTTTACCACGTTTTCTGACGTATGTTTCATAATTACTCTCAACTACTAATTTGTAAGCCATTATATATCTCCTTAATATTTAAGAATTACTGACGCCACGATAATGATCAACAAGATCGTAGGTACTTCATTTAATATCCGCATCTTCTTTGGTGATGGGATATTCTCACCTTTGATAAAGTTCTTACGCTGTTTACTCAAGAAGCCATGAAAGCCAAACATCAAGAATACACTCACAAGCTTTACATAAGGCCACGTGAGTGACCAATCAACGTATCCCAAACCAATCAAAGCAATACCAGAGAATAATGTGGCAAACATTGCTGGCATCATTATTGCTCTTAACAGTTTTACTTCCATTGTTTGGAAAACTTTATCCATATCATCCCCAGGTTTCGTCTCTTGGGAATGATACACCATTACTCTTGGCAAATAGAACAGCCCTGCCATCCATGATATTACTGCCAAGATATGTATTATCAAAACAATTTCGTAGCTACTCATAATATAGTCCTTTCAATTAAAATCCGTTTGGTACTAAGATGTAATGGATAAGTAGCACGATACCCAAGGATGCGCCAAGACCCACCATCATCTTCATAAAGTCTCGCCCAATCAGTGGGAAGACTGTCTTAAATTTTGCCTTGCCTGTGTAACTAGCCATAGCCAATTCACGCCCACAAAGCAATCCTACAAATACCCAAGTCGTTGACATTGGAATATCATTCAGTTCCTTAAAGAAGTATAGGATCAACCAATACACCAGATCGATGATTGTAGCAGATCGAACGTAGCGAGTGTTATGTTTCTCGACTACAATCTGTTGAATCTTACCACCACCTTCACGAAACATGAAGCCAAGCCCAATCACAAATACTGCTGTGATCATAAGCATTAATGGTACGTCTAACTGACGTGGTAAAAACACCGCGATGTTAGCCATATCGTGCGATAACCAAGTGAACCACAGGAAGCCTGTAGTGACCCACTGAGCCACTCTCCATGCCGTTTTATGGTTTTCTTTAACAGGCTTCGCTTCGTCCAACAGGCGGCTTACTACGAGCCATATGACGTATGCCGCCACAGCCGCAACTGCATAACCCATCATTGACTTCATCAACATCTTTTCTAGTACAAATGTACTAGCGAATGCTGATAGAACTAGGAATGATGTTGATACTGGTACGCCGAAACGTGTTAGCCCCAACAGAACTGCGGGTGCTAGTGCGTGATACCATTTTACTTCTTGAAATGGAATTTTGTTTAATCGTCCATAACTGATGTCTCCACCATTCATGTACCATCCATACCATAATGTATAGATTAGAACAGCCGATGCGGCTATCCACATTGTTCTCCAATGAAACTTTTCATTGTTTGATGCGATCCATGTACCTAATGTTTGTACTGAATCATTTGCAATTACGGCATAAGCGGCGAATATAAATCCTACCACCATCCATATAGTGAGTGCGTCCATTTGTTTCTCCTTTTGCTTGACAGCTTTACCCTGTCGCTCACATAAAAAAAAGAGGCCAGAACAGCCCCTTTAGAAACTTTATTTATATTACGCAGGAACCAGAATTTTGCCCAAATCAATTTTCTCAAAAATTAAATCTAACATATCTAAGGTTTCGACATCATTGTTCTTTTCAGCAACCTTTGCTTCGTCCCAGAGTTCTTGCATCTGTTCTTTAGTAACAAAGCGGTTCATATGATATTTGTGTATCATGCTACCTCACATTCTTGCGCCATTGACTGATCCATTCGATCTGCCAATCCTTCATAATCTTCTGCGATCATCATGATCTCATCAAGAATATCTTCACGGCTTTTGCCAAAATTTGCAGAACGGCGTACTAATCGACGCATAGTTTCTGCGACTTGTGTTGCTGATTGAATATCCATTTTGATTTCCTTCTGTTTAGATAACTTATACATACTTTATGCCATATTGATTCGATGGTGTCAAGACTTATTTGTGCGCCTCTGGTATTACTAAGTTCCATTTCATATTACGAGTAATAGTACCAACTAATGCATGGTGATCAGACTCATCTATTGCATAAATCATTGCACTGCGAACTTTTGTTTGTTCTGATAACATATCTCTACTATATGTTTGGGCTTCCCCTAAATCTTTGAAAGTGCCACTAACGAGTGATGGTTTTCTTGGCTGAAACAAAACAACATTGTACTGAACAGCACTTTGACGTACACCTTCTTCAAAGCCATCCATGTCTTTTAGTTCACCACGTTTGCCCATTATGCGGCTTCCTTTTCTGCTACATGCCATGATTCAATAAACTGTTCCAGATAATCACACTGTTCTGGTGTAAGATCATGTTCAAACAAAAGCTCATCAGCACTCATAGGAGGCAAATCGTTTTCAAAAAGAAAATCATCGTACTGGTCGCATAATTCATTAAGTGTCATTTTATTTCTTTCGTGTTGTTACCTATACTGTATGTCATATTGATTCGGGCTTGTCAACCCCCTTGAGTATAAAAAAGTATTTCTAAACCATCTTTTCTCAAACTAACACGTGGTTCGTTGATACGATCATCATCGTGCTTCTTTTGGTATGCAATATATTGGATGGTAAGTTCTAGTGCTAACAAGTCTTTAAACATGTATGCATCTTTAGTTTTGAGGAAGCCACGATGTTCCAGACCATTGCCCATAGGAAGTGCATCGTACTCCATTGGTTCGATCTGTTCTGGTTCGCACTCCATGCCTCTACGACGAATTGTGTAGATTGCATTGCGAACTATCTTTTGTATCATTACATCATAAGCATTCATAAACACTATTCTACACTATAAATACTTGTTGTCAACAGTTACTTTTTGCTTGACAAACTTTCTAAGTCATGTATAATAGGGTTATCCCTTATGATATACAATAAGATTCTAATTAAGGTAAATTATGTATTATAGAAGCAGTGACGTCCCTTGGGTTAAAATGAACTTTAATGTTCCTTGTCATGATATAGAACAAGAATACTTATCAGTCAAAGAAACATTAACAATCAATAGACCACAAGATGGTCATAAAGACTGGTTTGCTGTATCTTTGTTCTTAAAAGATAATATCACAGAAGTAGGATTAAAATGTCCTAAGACTACAGATTTCATTAAGTCATTACCATATGATAAAATAGATGATTGTAGGTTTCTGCTTATAAAGTCTGGTGGTATGATTGCTGAACATAGAGATGTACCAGAACACAATTGGCTTGACACTCTTAATATGTCAATAACATATCCAAAAGGAAGTAAGTTCATATTAGATGGGAAAGAAGTTCCTTATCACTCTGGGGCATCATTTGTCCTTAATGTGCATTACCCACATTGGGTTGAGAACAACTCTAACGAAGATAGGTTGCATTTAATCGTACATGGTAGAAAGAAGAAGAGTTTCTGGGATAACGTATAAATAGACAAAAGGAGATTAAATATGGTACAACAAACAGTTACTTTCACACCACCAACAGATATCACTACAGATGAGGCTCTTTCTCATATTGCTAGTTATCTGCCTTCTGATGTATTATCTTTTCTCAATGAGCAAACTACAAATGGTGGTAGAACAACAACTACGTCGGTAGACTCAGGGACACATACTATTGTAACAAACTGGACAGATGAAGCCGCTTCTCAATACACTACTCTTATGGCTAATGTTTCTGCTTCTGCAAAGGCATCTTTGATTTCAGATGGTTGGACTATTTCATTTACACCAGAGACTGCCGACCTCTAACAATTAGAGTATATTATGAGAAAAAATGATTTTGAAATCGTTAATCCCGATTTCCTGTATAACATGGATGAACACACTACTTTTTGTTTCGAAAACGAACCAAGAGGTTTCTTTTGGCATCCAATATACAAACACTGGATAATCTTCTCAATGGATAGGCTCAAAGAAGCCTCAAAGATGAATGAAGAATTCAGCTTAGCTAAGACATCACCAGCACCTTTTGACCCAACACCACTTGGTGGTATTTGGAGAGCAGGTTATGCATTGACACTAAGAGAAGGTCCGCATCATCATCTTGCGAAGAAGGAAAGCCTTAATTGGGCGAAAAGACGTTCTGGCTTTATGATTGACGCGCTGAAGTCAAATATAGACAAATGGTTCGATAAGATAGAAAAGAACAAACCATTCGTGTCTTATGACGTCATCGGTAGGATTGTTACCGACACTCAGATACAGACTATAGAATTTCCTTGGGCAGAACTAGATGTGTCAGAGGATTATGTTAAGGATGGCTTTCACGAGTGGATGCGCCCTGGGGGTGTCTTCTCTAATTTCAACCCAGACTTTGACTACGATAAGCCAGTTGCCGAAACTACTGAGTTCTATAATATGTTTGCACGTATCGTAGATGAAGCTATTAGCTATTATCATCTTGAGGGTGTTGATGACGATACAATGATTAATATGACGAAGAACTTGAGTGACAAGCAATGGATATACAATGACAACCCACGTAGGATGGGATATATGTTTATCCAAAGCTTATGGACTGTTGTAATTCCAACCTTTGCTCTGAGTATGTACCAGAACCTAGCTATGAACCTTGCCAAGTATCCTGATATTGTCAAGAGAATTAAAGCAGATAGAACACTTGTCTCAAAGTTTGCAAGAGAAAGTATGCGTCTCGCCCCACTAAAGGGTGGCATACGTGATATCACAGAAGACATAGATTACCATGGATACAAGTTTGATGCAAATGGTAGAATTCTTTTGTATACATATGGAGCAAACCGTGACCCCAAATACTTTAAAAATCCCCTAGAGTTTAGTCTTGAACGAGATGACGAACCACTTCCAGTAACCCTTGCTTACGGACCTCACCACTGTACTGGCGACTTCCTTGTCAAGCACTTTCTTGAAATGATAATTAATAGCTTGCTTGATAGGTTTGACAATTTTGAGATTACGAAAGAGCCAGAACTATTACCAGCGATGTTTGGGTCAACTACCGTATACAAAGATTTAGAATTCAAGTTCTCATGATACGCACTAATCAACTACACGAAGTGACACCCCAACTTCTAACTTTTATAGAAGAATGTGACAAACTTGGTTATAAAAACAACAACTCGTTAGAAGTCATGAATTTCCAAAAGACTCTTGACGATGGTGGCGTGTGGTTCGAGACATCAGTTGATGGCAAGATGGTAGGCATATCTGGTGTACATCAATTTAGAGATGGCGTTAGGGCTTTATATAGAGGATGTCAATTATACTCAAGACCAAAGGGTTTGAGCAAAAACCATATGAACTGTTGGATGTTCTACTACCATCTTCCAAAGGTCATATATGCTACTAACGATCCAATATACATTACAACCAACATAAATAACGATGCAAGTGGCAAGATGGGAAGACTTAATAAGCTATATTACATTCTCGAAAGAAATGGTTTGGTAGACCTAGTAAGCACTGAAGAAGTGTTTGGGGTAGATCAGAATATTTGGTTATTAAATGCTGATAGATATTTTGAAGTTAGGGGTGACGAATGAAGATTGCAATACTTGGTGCTGGTAGTGCAGGCATCTTAACTACTGGTTGTATACTAAAAGACTTTAAGAACAGAGGCATTGACTGCGAGGTAACTCACATCTACGATAGCAACAAACCCATTCTTGGGGTTGGAGAAAGTACCACGTCTGAAGTGACGTTTGCAATTGGTCAAGCATTTGATTTCATATTCGCAACAGAAGCAAAAGAACTCAACAGCACGACTAAGTATGGTACGCAGTATATTGATTGGCGCGAAAAAGAAATCATATTTCCATTCCAATCTGGTTATCATGCTATTCACTTTGATGCTCGTGATTTTGCCGAAATGGGATTGAAGAGATTACAAAAGATGTACTCTAATTATAGACGTGTTGATGCTAACGTAGAATATAAAGACTTGACAGAATATGATTATGTAATTGATTGTCGTGGCAGACCAACAAATTTCTCTGATTACGAAGAGTGTAACCTTGTTTTAAACTCTGCATTAGTTTACGATGATCCAACCCCATCTGATTTTGGCTTTACTAAACACGTTGCCCACAAGTATGGTTGGATGTTTGTTATCCCACTACAACACAGAACATCCCATGGTTTCCTATACAATAATGAGTTTTGCACACGTAAAGAAGCAGAAGATGAACTTATTCGCATCACGGAAGCATCAGATGATGATAGGAGTAATTTTAGAACATTTGATTTAAAACCATATTATTGTAAGAAAACGATTGATGGCAAAATACTAAAGAGTGGGAACCGAGCAGTGTTCTTTGAACCAATGAGTGCAAACTCTCTTTACATGACAGTCAAGAATGCCGAAATTCATTCTCAATACATACGTGGAGAAATTACCCAAGATAAAGCTAACGAACTATGTATCCTAAACTATCGTGCAGTAGAAGATTTAATCAACCTGATCTACCATGGTGGTTCTATATACGAAAATGAGTTTTGGGATTGGGCTAAAGAGACGTCAAGTAAACGTATCGAACAGACAAATGTTTTGAAAAGATATGTTGCAAATCAAGATGATGAAATGTTCAAAACAATTACCGAAAGGTTCATGGGTCATCATGTGTTAAGATATGTAGACAAAGAATTCGAGTTTGGTTACTTCGATGATTAGACAGTTTTATGATAAGTATGACAATAATTACTTCGATGATGTGATTGAAAATGGAAAGATCATTTACACGTCAGGCACAAGTGGTGAACCAAAAGCAATTGAACAAACACCATCAAAGATAGCAATAGATGCAAAGAACGCTTGTTATGTACAACGTATAACCAATTCGAGTGTAATATACACATGTTTAAGCCCAGAAAAGGCAGGGGGGTTATTTGCACAAACAATACCCGCTCTCTCCGTAGGTGCGACAGTTGATCTCGTTAGGTTTAATCCATACGATTATGTTAGGAATGTAGCTAAATACACACACAGCCACTTGACCCCAAAACAAGCCAAGGCTGTTATGAAGACTAAAACATTTAAAACTCTTGATCTTGAGGGACACATTTTTCTAGTTGGATCAGAGCCTGTTACATATGATATAATAGAAGCGTTTGTTGGAAGAGGGTGTGAAGTTATACTTATATGGGGCATGACTGAAATAGGACCTAATGCAATTATGCATAGGTTTACTAACATGGCTGAAGTAGAATATGCAAAATCAATTACACCACCCAACACTACTATTCTTGGGGACATAATTAATTGTAGTTGGATTTCTGTTGGAGATGGCAACTTGCTTGTCGAAGGTGATATATGTGTGTTTGACGATTGGTACGATACTAAAGATAAAGTTTCATTCGACGCTAAACATGGCATATTCTTTTACAAAGGTAGAGATGGAACTACAGTAGACTTTAATAGACCGCGTAAGGGATAGAATGACATACGACATTATCATTATGACTGAGGGGAGTGACCCTGTATTCAACGTGGCTCGTGCTGTTGGTGGTTATAAAATTGCGTCCTATTTAAGAAATCAAGGCTACTCAGTATTTGTATTGAACAACTTTACCCACTTCATGCAAAAAGGAAACATAAACGAAATCCTTGACAAACTAATTGGTGACAACACATTATGGGTTGGGTTTAGTTCTTCTCTATTCATGCGAAAGAGTAAGGATGTTTATAACAAGCGCCACACTCGTGATAGTGCAAGGCAAAACATTCTTTGGCGTTGGCCTATCAGTGATGAAGAAGTAAAAGATATGACTGACTACATCCGTTCGAAGGGTGTCAAGACAGTATATGGTGGTATGATGACCTATTATCGCGCATCTGAAGTACGCGAAAGTGTGGATTACTTTGTTGTTGGCATGGGCGAAGCACCAGCACTTCACATCACAGAACATCTCAAGAATGGAATAGAACTTAAATACAACAAGGAATATGGAGACTACCCATACGTTATTGATTTTGACCAGAAAGGTGCGTTGTTTGATTTTAGAAACGAAAGAGTAAACTACGTCCCAGAAGATTTTTGGAATGCTGAAGATGCTATGGGCATTGAGTTTGGTAGGGGTTGTATATTCAAATGTAAGTTCTGTGCATATCCCCTTATAGGTAAAAAGAAAGGTGACAATTCTTTTCTTAGGAATAAAGAATGCATTAAGGCTGAACTACAGCAGAACTATGATCTGTATGGTACTACGAAGTACGTTATTATTGATGACACGTTTAACGAACAAACAGTAAAACTAGAGGCTATTGCTGAGGCTATAGAAGAACTGAACCTTCCAGTCAAGTTGCAGTTCTCTTCTTTCATTCGCATCGATCTTATAGCGGCATTCCCACAACAGTTAGATTTACTTAAAAGAATTAATGTATGCGCGTGGTTTCTTGGTGTCGAATCTCTTAATTATGAGTCAGCTAAATCAATTGGCAAAGGCTGTCCAAAAGAGAAAGTGTTTGAAACGATTGAAAAGTCAAAAGAAGTATTCGGTGGATCGTTAAGTGTGTATGGAAGTTTCATTGCTGGATTGCCACACGACAATAGAGAAACAATGGATGAATGGACTAAGGAATTGTTTGAAAGAAAGGATTTGTTTGATGCTTATTCTTTTAGCCCTCTTGAACTTGGTACTGCATCCGAATTATCCAAAAGATCAGATTACTTTGGTTATACCATTGATCGTCAATCTAATATGGAAAACAAGTGGTCTAACCAATACTGGACAAGTGATGAGGTTGTTGAGTACGTAAAAGACTTGCAAGAAGGATATTTTGATGAGATAAAAGTGTCCACATTTTTCTTGATGTTCTACCAATGTCTTGGATTTGGATTCGAAGAGCTACGTAAAATGACGTTCACAGAGTTGTTCACTAACCCTATGATTAAAAGAAGGGCGCGTCAATATCTGCAAAAGAGTTACTATTCAAAGGTTGTGAAGTTCTTGGGTGTTGATGAGAAAGAACCCAACATAAAATATATGAAAAATCTACCAGTTACTCAAGAACTGAAAGATGCTTTGATAACAGAATACCACGAGCATAAAGATAAATCTAAAGCATTTACTGCCTCTAACGAAACGGAAACGAAGACACTTGAAATGTTACAAGTGATTAGATTTGATGATGTTGAAGACTGTGAAGTTGCTAACGAGGTTGCATGGCAAGTAGCATCTATTGTTGGGTGTGAAGTATTCCCACGATATTATCACCAAGAAGCTGGTAGTCATTTAGCGGCTCATCGTGATCACGGAACAGCCACTGCTATAAATATAATTTTAAATGGATCGGGACCTATTACGTGGGATGAAGACATTGATGTTTACTATGAATGTGCTTTACTAAACGTACAACAGATGCACAGCGTCTTCTCAAATGATGATAGGATATTCCTCAAACTAGCGATATTCGACAAGAGTTACGATGAAGTATTGAAAGCGATTGAAGGCAAAGAAAGTGAGATGTTCAACATTGACTTATTATGATAACATAAAGTTGCCCCAGTTTAAAGGTCTGCTAGAAGAATTAGACAGCTTAAATTTAGAATGGTTCCAACCATCCAATCCACACAGCGCCCAACAGATATGTCTGAACGCCGCACCCGACTATACGGATGATTACAGCTTTGGCGCTGGTTACTTCGCAGATAAAGGTAAGTCAGACTTCTTCATCAGGCTTACACCACAGGGAGATGTTAGAATACCAATGTCTCCAAAGTCAGTATATGACTGGGAGTTGTGTGATGTTTTTAAAGGTACAGTATTCGAAGCTATGTATAAAGCTATGGAAACTGAATATGAAATTGGCAGAGTTCGTCTATTAAAATCAAAACCATACACTTGTATGAATTGGCATATCGATCCAATCCCAAGATTGCATTACCCAATACAAACAGATGAAGCTTGTCTTATGATCATTGAAGACGAAGTAAAGCATTTGCCACTAGAACTTTGGACGTTTGCTCATACTGATAAGGGTAACCACACGGCATTAAATGCAAGTGATATTGATCGTATTCATTTAGTTGCGGATATATTGCCATGATAGAACTATTCATAATTCAATATATACTAGTGACTATTGTAGCTTTCATGTTGACAGAAAAGTATCCACCATCACTTGTGTGGAAAAAATGCGATAAAGCAACAAGATTTGTGGGGTGTATGATCCCAATTTATCGTGAGGTTATCATGATAATAGTTTTGTGGAACAAGAAATGAAGTTTAGGAAAACAAATACATATGCTATATTTAAGCAGTGTGTGCCTGATTACAGTTGGCAAAGTGTACTAGACTTTGGTGGTAACAGGGGAAACTTGTTAGATGGTGAAATTAATGTTAAAAAGTATACGTGCTTGGATATTAGCAAAGAAGGATTAGATGCCTTACCAAATAACGTGAAGTCAATCCATTGGAACAGACACCACTCTTATTATAACCCAAACGGAAATGCTCACGAGCCGTTCCCAAAAATACCATGGCACGATATAGTATTTGCGAATAGTGTGTTTACCCATCACATATTAGATGAAGCTTTGTACTGCATTAGACATCTTTCGAAATATACGAACAGGATTGTATTCACTTACATAGACCCAACTAACAACACATTCCTAGATAAATTTCGAGACAAGTATTATGATTTAAACTTTGATGGTGGGGATGTATCATACACACGAGATGAAAAAGGTATTCTTTGGAGTGCATTTGATACAGAACATTTAAAAAGTCAATTAGATCATCACCACGTAAAGACAGGAACCACGGATTGGTTTAACTACATGGATATTCGAGTAAGACCAGAGACAGCTTTGGGAATTGTTGGGTATTGAATTATAAATAGGTAGTAACATCATATAAGGAGAACAAAATGACTACACTTACAGCACATTGCGAAAAGGCAGACACAGGATACTTCGGTCATCTTAAAATTGGATCACACATGGTATTTTGGTCATTAGCAGTATTCGTGACAAGTACAATTCATGCTATCTTACCATTTGCTCTTGAAGCATCATCTATGAATGCGGCAAAGAAATTGGCAAGTTTAGTAGACACAACATTCGAGCATCACAAATGAAATTTGGTAACTTAGGCCGATATGGCTATTTGATTAATACTGAACACTTAGAAGAAGTTCGTTCTGGATATTTCCAACACATGTGGTTTGCTATAAAACTAAGTACCTTTGGCTTGGTCAATGCAATTACTGGATACACTCATGCGTTTATTCCGTTTTTGTTTCCTAACACTCCACACAGAATTACCTTAAGACAGGTTGAGTTAGCAGAAGAACTCATTGCTGAACTCAAGGGTGTAATCGAACGAGAAGATGCTGAAAAGGCTTCAAAAAAGTAATCCAAAGTTCTTAGAAATCATGTGAACCATTACGCTGTTGTGCTTAGTTATTTCTGCGTTAAGAGTGTACTTGCTTGTTTTGTATTCTTCTGTACCCTTAGTGTAAGCGGCGAGTGGTTGCTCAACATGCTTAAAATGCCATGTATCAGATAGCCTTTGGACAGGCACGTTATTCATTTTAACTTTGTATGACATTATTGTTTCGTTATCGTAACCAAAAGACGCTTGTACTTGAGGTGGATAGATAGAGTCTTCCTTGAGTTCTTTCATCATAGCGATAGTCTCGCTTATGTCAGAAAAGTACCCTAGTTTTTCCATAACTTCTCTACTAGCCATCATGATACCTGTGTTAAAAACATAATTATCAGGGTCTACATCTTGTTCAGATAACATGGCATGTGAATTCCAATACTTTGCTTCTGGCGATCTAAAGTCTTTGTCATAAGCTTTTAGATACCTTGCATCCCACAGATTTACGCCAGCATCTTTAGCGTTCGTTGCATAACAGCAAAATAGATGTTCGCCTCTAAGGTAACCAAACACATCATGATCAGACACAAACACAACATCAAAATCTACATACAATACCAGATCATACTGATGCGTCAGGTAATCTAATAGATATACTTTATATAGATTGATTACATCGTACTCTGATAGATCAGGGAACCTAGCACGAAACTCTTCGTATTGGTTGTCTCTCGTAAAGTGGATGTAAGTCGCTTCGTGATTGTGTGCGTATTCAAGATGGTTATTATACAACTTATCTTTATATTCTGCCAATCTTTCTTGTGTTCGCTTACTCTTATTGACAGGATCATCGTTAGGTCCACGTGGATTGTCTAAGCGTTCGTCGGGTATTTCAATGTAGATAGAATATATCAGCTTTGTCTTGTCTTTAAAAAACATATTAAACTTCTTGCTAATGAAGTGTGCTATCTCAATGTTGTCCCAATCTAAATCAGAGGGGTCTTTGCCAACAAGTGTATGCCATCTATCTTCCATAATAACATATGGAATGGCTTCACTCTCCATAATATACGAAAATATAGATTCATTGTTTGGATAGTAATACATTCTTAAAAATTTATATTGATCATCAGAAATGCCATTGCGTTTAAGATCATCAACTTTTTCAATGATACTTGGCAATCTTTCCATAAACTTAATCTGTTTGATATGCTCTGACTTGGCTATCATAATGCCAGTGTTCATTACATGATTGTCTCCACCACCCAACAAATCTTTCGTGATGTGATACTTTAGTGTAGGGCTACGACTACCGATATTTTCAAACATGACACCTTCAATGTCTTTGTTCGTGACCTCATCTGTTTGCACTTGGATGTGAATGCCTTCGCTCAAGTCTAATTCGTCAAACACGTTCTTTTCTGTGTTGAATACAACATCCATATCTACATACATAACCTCATCGTAATCATCAGCTAACTCTGCCATGATATGGTGTTTGTATAGATTAGTCTTTGTAAATTCTAAGTCAGCATCAATATTAAAGTCTTTCATTGTGTTATGGTAAAATTTAAACTCAACGTTAATTAGACTGTTAGCGTATTCTTCTTTGTTTGCGATTAGTTTATCAAAATACGTTTTAATAGACTCAGTAGCGTAATGGTTTGTTCCCCATTGATCTTGTTCTTTTTCAATATCGTCATATGTCGTAAAAATAACTCTTTTCATACGCCTATCACCATATACCTATCGCATTCCTCATTTACTTTCTTCTCACCTTTCCACAAAACACCAGCCAAGTCTAACGACTCGACAAACTCATCTAAGCTATTGTGTGTATTGATATGGCTTTGGATAGAATGATAATTATTGCTTTGAAAACAAATCATAGTCTCGCGCGTTTTCGCGCCAAGCATCAATCGTATATCATCTGGTTCCATATGCTCACAACTTGTATTGATAATAAGTTGGTACGCATCAGCCCTTGTGAAGAAGTAGTCTAAGGCATCGTCAGTGATCGAATGGTTGTTTTTATAGTCATCGTTGCCATCTTGTAGCATGTTTGTGTAATGTTCACACCATTGATCTGTATCGACATTCCAAATATTAATATCGTTGTCTATCTTTTGGCGAAGTAACATGCCATTCATGCCGTACCACCCACCAAGAATAATAATATCCTGTAGAGGACACCATTCGAATTGCTCATCTGTAAGGAAAGGCACTAGCGTATCAACTAGCCACTGCTTGCTTTTCAACTGCGTTTCGTTGACAGAGTTCATAATGTCGTAGCTTCTATACAAATCTACGTCTTTATTGTATTGCGATTCTCTGTAAATATCTTCACATGCGTTTAATGCATTTTTATAGATTGTTTCTAGGTAGCTCATATTTCATTCCATTATACATATCAATTGGTGCATTTCTAAATTCATTAGCAACACTGTTTACAAGCCCATGATCGAAAGTATTAAACTCCAATCCTTCGTGGACTAAAAATCTGTCGATGCCTTTATACTTACGCATGAAGTAATCTTTATTAGACATAAAGTGATCCCATATATGCGTCTGTTCTCCAGCAGTCCATGTGATTACTGAACTATTTATATGAACATCATAAGCATGTGGAGCCATGTAGAGATCGTCTTTCCAATAGTCTTTGAGTATGGTTAGCCCATCCCACTTCAAGAAAGAACTTGGGTCTTCCTTAATATCCATATCAAGATCAAAGAATAGGCACTTACCTACGACACCAGCAACTGTAAAGTCTTCACTAAACATGGCAAGTTTGTTCCACCAAAATCTTAGAGTTGGTTTAGTAAAAACAGGCATACAGACAATATTAACGCCAACAGGATCATCTGTGTAGCACAGGTAATCCGCATTAGGAAAGTATTCTTTAAGCTGTTTGTGTAGCCTATTTACATGCCCAGCGTTATACTTATCGCCGTGTTTTACGAATATAATATTATCTGGTGTCATAATAAATCAATAACCTTTTGAATTTCTTCGTGGTATATCTCATAGTCTTTATCACCCAATAGAGCAGTAAGCCTACCAATTGAGGTTTTCCTATCATCGATTGTCATTGTGCTTATACTCCAATCTGGCGTGTGGCTTCTGCCGTTCCTTGAGTAAATGTTTATAAAGAATCCAAAACCATTTTCTTTTGCAAAAGCTATTAGCTTATCAATGTTTAAAGCGTTAATAGACATTAGTGTTGCGTTCACTGTAACCTCATTTGAGTATTCTGCAAACTTTTTAACATTTGCAAATGTCTCGTCGTAATTGCCACCAATTCGTATTTGCGAATATTCTTCTGGTATTATTGTATCAACTGACATTGTTAATTTTAAATTGTTTTCTTGGCACATCTTTAAAACTTTTTTATTGAATACACTACCATTAGTACAAATTTGTACTCTCATATCAGGATTAATTTCAGCAATCTCACTACACAATTTATACAAACCCTTATGAGAAAAAGGTTCGCCACCAACAAATCTAATTTCTTTGAGGTGTGGGATAAATTCTTTAAACTGTTCTATCAGTTGGTCTAAGTTTTCATTATTGTCGAATACATTTGGATCGTATACTTTTAAATCTTTGTCTCGACCTAACATGTGTTTTGAACTTAACTCACCATTACACATTGGGCAAGCCATGTTACACAGATTTGATATTTCAAACTCGAATATTTTAGGATAAGAACTGGCATCCATTGCGTGTTCTAAACGTTCATCCCCAACATTCCAATCATATTCATTAATAGGTGGGTGAATTTTATTCTTTATCCTAGTACCACATACTAACTCACATCCTTTATGCAAATCGCCGCCAAGCATTGCATCTTGGTACGATTGATTTAGTTCACCAAACCAATAATCTTTTAAACTAACCTCATCTTTTTTCCATCTCGTTTTACTTGTAGTAAAACAGCAAGGATGCATTTCACCATTTCTACGAATTCGCATGTGGTTAAATGGAGCATAACACGTTATTAACTTATGGTGTTGTGGTATTGTTCTGTTGCTTTGAAAGAAATCCCAACTCATCTGTAATCCTCTAAGTATGGTGCTAATTCATATATGTCTTCATTGTTTTCACGAGCGACTAAACAAAAGTCGATCCATTGTATCATTCTATCCTGTATTAGTTTAATATCATCATCGCCTTGCACTACACTCAATATGTTATTCATACCAGATAAATGTAGGTTATCTGTCTCATAATAAGTATCAGAAATTTTATTCCAATCCTTAAGATAATCAAACAGCTTGTTTCTACCTTCTTCGATGTGATGCACGTCTAGGTAACATGGACTACAATATTTAGGGAAGGTAACGAGATTAGCCATACTAATTCTATCCACACCCTCAATATCTTTCCAGTAATCAATAAGTTCTGGTAGATGCATCCAATTATATACAGATACTGTTGACACAATAACAACCTTACGACCAGAGTGTTCGTGGTATCGCTTAATGTTATTCACTGTTCTTTTAAAGTTGCCACCACGTATCCAATCGTACATTTCGTGTACGCCATCAATACTTGCTTGGATGTGTACCTCATTTATTTGATGTAATATTTCAATAACAGTGTTAGTTACGAGTTGCATATTCGTGCATATCTCTACACGACAGCTTGGATTAGTCTCAGCTAACTTCTTTAATATCTTGATGTTGTTGGGATCAGCAAAAGGCTCACCACCTTTGATAGTCAGGTGCTGTAAATTAGGTACAATGTCGAGAACCTTATCAACATCAGCCTTGGTCATCTTATATGTTTCAGTATGGAACTTGTGGTTTTCATTGCGCCACGTTAAGCCAGAGTCAATAGCCATTTGCTCATATGGCGACCACTTAGAAGAATATTTTCCAGAACAAGATACACACATTTGATTGCATATGTTGCTTGTAGTAATCTCAAGAAACCTAATAGGAATAACATCAGACGCCAAGTCTTCTTCATATGTTGGAAAGTCAAATCTGTTATATGAGTCAAACCTAGCAATACGCCCTGCATCCCAATGCTTCCAACAAACATTACATTGTTTTGGAAACGATTTTGCTTTGAAATCAGAACGTAGCTTTTCATAGACTTCTCCATTAAAGAAATCAGTAAGATCATCTACATCTTTGATATGAGAAAGCGCTACGTTGTCACCTGCACAACATATAACCATTTCACCAATAGGGTTAATCGTAAGCCCTGTTTCGGGAACCATGCATTTCATTATTAAATATCTCTTTCGCTTCTGCATAATTAGTAGCAAGATTTTTATAATCTACACCAGATGGTGATGTGAATGGTTTAAACTTGCTTTTGAAGTATTTATTCAGATTTGGCACAGTCAATTCTGCGTATTCAAACGTCTTGTGTATATCTAGTTTGTCGATAAATTTATTAGTAGCTTTTATTTCATCACAGAATTCTCTAATAGAACTACAATCAATTTCAAAACTAACTTCCATAAACTTATTGTCTTTGACTAGCCTATGAGAATTTTTCCAATAAGTGTAATTTTGATATGCGTAACTTAAAAATGTATCAAATGGATTTCTATTGATAGTAAGTATCTTATACCCATCTAAGTAGTCCAACAATCTACTTTCGTATCCTTCAGTTATGACTATACACGGAAATACTTTAATAGAAAAATGAATATCTTGTTTTTTGTAGTATTCTAAAAACTCGAACTTCTGCTCTGTACTCGCAAATCTTAAACTTTGTATTTCAGTGCTGGCGGGTTTTAAAAACAACTCATGAAACCCAAATCCATCATTGTGGTCTATCGCATAATGATTTAAAAGTGAAGAGCCAGTACGGTGACTGGCTACAACCTGATATGTCATTTAAATAATTGAGTCTAAGATTGCCATGGCTTCTGTGATGCGTTTAGCTTTACGAATTGAAGACTTGATCTTCTTATCAGCCGCTTTAACTACATCTTGCTCTAATGCCCAAAGCTTAAATTTAAACAATTCTTCTTTGTCTTCATTTACACTAAAGATGAAATCAAATAGTCCGTGGTCAATTTTGTTTGTTTTGACTTTAACATCTTGGTCAAGACTTAAAAGAGTTTTTTCTGTTTTCTCGATTTTCTCTTTGTTCTTTAATTGGGCTACACCTAATTGTTCATTTTCAATTT